CTCTCAGTTTCAGGTAAAACAAAGTCATACAACTCATCTTGATACGGCAATTTAGTTACAGATACAACAGTGTCCGTAAATCTAATATCATGTATTTGCCCACATATTGTTAATCTATACATAGAATTAACATCTTCAAGCTTACTCTTATAGCCAAACTTAAGTAATAATATTTGTAATTGTCTTGCTTTTTCTAGATGTTGTGTAACATAGGATGCATTAGTCCAATTGTGTCCAAAATGCATCTTAAGAAATCTATATATAATTCCTCTTGGAGATTGTAGAATATACCATGGCACTTCATTTGCTGCAAGTGAACTTAGATTTATTAAGCCAGTGCTAAATATCTCATATTCATCTAATTGGCACCCATTAAATACAGCATAGTCCTCTGGAAAGTAATCATTAGTATCTAATATTACCTCATCACCTTCCTCAATCTCTGTTCCTACTTTCCATCCATTCGGTGTATGTAATCTGTGTACAACTGAATACTTTATACTATAACCAAGTTCAGTTTTAAGTTCGTATACGTCCGTTAATTCTGTTTTGTAAAATTTATTAGGGCATTCAAATAAAGAATTAATATTCATTACTGAATCACATTCAGAGCTTAGGAAATCCTTAATTTTAACTAGTCCATTTTCTGTTTGGATTAGTGTATTTTTATCCACACAGTTTGCACGATAACCTCTCACCTTTGATCCGTCCGGACCTACTGGAATAGCATAAGTAATACTATCACCAACTCTAAATGTCCAAACGTCAGTACCGTGCACTGGACCGTTTTTACGTGATTCTGGAAAGCAACTTTGAAGCATCAAAGACTTTTTATATATTGTTTCCATATATTCGAAAACAACTTTAGCCTGTCTGAAACCAGCCGATGTAATAACACACTTGGTGCCGGGTATCAGAATCATTCTAAGTAACATATAGACCGCTAGTGAGTAAGATTTACTCAAACCGCGTGCCCCAATTAAAATTGGAAATCTATGAGTAAACATTTCTTTAATAAGCAAAACTTGCTGCGGCCATGAATCTATCTGTAGAATATACTTAATTAAAAAGTATAAATAGTCAGGCTGGCCCATTAGGTAGCATATGTACTCAGCAAATTTATCATGGGCACATGATGGTAATATTTCAAGAGGATTAAATACACTCTTGTCATTTACTAATACACCAAGATACGCCTCATTAAATTTATTATCAATTTCAGCCGGTGTCATTCTACCAAGAAATGTATTCTGTAGAACTGACTTATCCTTGTTACTTATCTTAAGATTGTTTATCATAAAAGTCCCTTAATATTTCATAGGTTCTTTGCTCAGCCTCATAATTTGAATCACAAAAAATAAATTTAACCCTATAAACATCCTCTATGCCCCTATATCTTTTGACTAGGAATTTGGCACATGTTCTTATTTTTTTCCATCTAGAAAAAGGTATACCTGATTTCTCAGGGAATATATATAAATTTTCTCTAGGAAATGTACATAAAATGTACGCTTCTTCAAACTTAGTCATTCTTTCTAATTCACGCTGGAACCGTTTCCAGCTTTGGCCGAAACACATTTGTAACTCATTAGTGTTTCTTTTTCTGTCAATAGTAATTCTATTTTCGAATCCAAGTAAACTATAATCACCAGTATCTAATTTAGTATTTATAACTTCGACATCTTTATAAGAGTTAAAAGTAAAAAAGTCTTTCTTCTCTCTAGAGTCAACTATTATCTTTAGGGGCATGTTTTTCTTCCCATGCTTTCATGTTATCTAACGTTATTTGATCTTTAACTATTTTAATATATTTTTTAGTAACATTATTCCATGCGAGTCCCCGAACAATATTTCTTATAGAAGTCGGATTATTCATATTAAACAATGACATAATATCTTTTTGTTTCTTTTTATATTTATGAAACAATATGAACGCAACCTCTGCCATGACATCGTCCAACTTAGTTTGACTGTTATTTTGCTTCTGTATATCAGCTGTAGCCCATCTTAGGTTTCCGGGCTCATAATTGCCATCATTATCTATTCTGTCAATAGAATGCCCCGGTGGTCTATCTCCAAGATTTTCTAAAATATATTTTTTAAACAATTGAAAATGTGTAACCCACTCTGGGTACATGGTAATACCACGGCCGCCATACCTATGATATTTATTACTTTTTTCATTAAATATTCTGCGTTTTATACCACGCCACGTTACACGTAGATAATCTTCTTCTTTTTTCTTTTTTACTATTTCTTCTGGGTTTTTAGATTGATAAACATCTGCATTACCCTGTAAAGCTTCTTGTTCACGCCTTCTGCGCATAATCTCTTCAGAAGTTAGATTCTCCCTTTTATGTCTAGCAGTATTTTTCATAATTCTGCTTTTGAATATTGAGGCGTATCTCTCTTCTTTGTTACGTATACCACGGTGACAGTCTTTACATAAAGAAATAAGATTAAATCTATTCTGTCTAATCACCGCACTTGATGACCATTTAACTACGTGGTGACATTCTAATTTAACCCCTGTCCTTCCACAAAGTTGGCATTCGTATCTATCTCTAAGCAAAACATAATTACGTAGCTGTAAATACTTTCTTGTGTATTTACGCTTATTACTATTTCTACTCTTCTTTAGACTTGCTTTAGTAGAAGCTTTAAGTAGCTTTTTCTTTTTTCTCTTAAGAATTAATTTTCTACTTCTTACCATTTTTCTTCTCTAATATAATTTTTTGCACTAAAGAGTGAATGTCGTACTTTGGTTTCCAACCGATATTTTTTAATTTAGTGGTAAAGGTTGTAGAAAATGTAGTATCACCGACGCGTATGAGTTTATTACATATACTAATTCTAGACTTATTTATTTTACATTGTTCAAAGACAATATCTACAAATTCACGAACTGTATGTATATTACCACCAGCTATACAGTAATCTGACGCCTCATTGTTTAGGGCAATATCTATTGCTGAACATACATCGTCTACATACATCCAATCCCTGATAGACTCCACGTTACCAAGTTCTAGGACATTTGAGGTATCAATGTTATTTACCGCAAAATCAATAATCTTTGCCGCAACAAAGTTAGTATTTTGAAATTCACTAATAAAATTATTACATATAAAGTTATAATACTTCTTTTTTCTTGATATACGCTCTGTTTTGATAATAGTATGTCCGGCCGCTTTAGATGCTCCATATGAATTAGTTGGGCTCAATGGAGTTTCTTCGTTTCTGCCGTCAATAATAGGACAATAGTAATTCCCAAAAATCTCAACAGAACTCATGTTAAATAACGTAATATCCTTATCGTTACATATATCGATTAGATTTAATACAGGAAGTATGTTATGATTATAAGTTAAACTAGGCTGAGTGAGACTGGTGGCTACACTGCTTTGAGCGTGCAGATGCCCAATCACATTCGGCCTAAATGAGCAAACAAGGCTTTCTATGAAAGCCTTGTTTGCTGGGTCTCCTTCGGTTATTATTATTTTTGGGTATTTGTCCTTTAAACCTTTTACAACATCACACGAAGCATTAGTAGTCGTCCCTATAATAAGATTGTTTTCATTCTTACTGTATATATATCTACATAGAGCTTGACCTAGTTGACCTTTTATTCCTGTTAGTAATATAATGTTACTTTGATTGAATAGTCCCATCGTCTTCCTCGTCTTTAATATATATAATACGATTAGTATTAGTAGCTTCATCTTTAATACGCATAGCTACTTCTGAATTATATATAGGATGATCTGCTTCTCCATCTTGAAAAATATGTTCAGTAGTTAGTCTTATATATTCTTCTTTGATGCCTATTCTCATCTTCTCTAATTCAAGTCCAACCTGTGTTCTAAATTGTTGATTCTTCTTTAGTGTTAAAATTAAATCGCCAAGATTTTGATTTACTTTAGTTAACTCTTTAGCTCGGTCATCTCTAGATGCGTTTAGAGCTTTAGTAATTTTTTCTTTTCGATCAAAGAAATTAATCTGATCTTTCTTTACGTCTCTATGTTCAACTTGTATCTCAGATATACGAATATCAATTAAGTCTATTTTTTCCTGATAATATTCTTCATCACTGTCTTCGTCTGCATCTGGATCAAAATCTTTATCACTCAAAACCTTTTTAACTATTTCATCTTTTTTCTTTTGAAATTCTGCTCGGGCGCGCCTTTGTTCATCAAGCAATTCATTTAGAATCTTTTCCCTCGTCAATGCACGATTAAGAAGACACGTAACCATACAGTATTCAATAATCTGCACCTCTTCAGAATACAATATGTCGTTTCCGAATTGCTCCATCATGCCTTTATAAATCTGAATGGCGAAGTCAAATTCATCTTTTGATAATTGGGTTTGTAAAACAGTAAAGTGGTGATTATTCTTCGCTTTGAACTCTACCTGCTTCCTCAATGATGGAATGTCGTCGGTGATACCATTCCTTTGACAGTACTTACGTACTGAAGCTGGATTGCGATTCAGCTGCCTTGCTATCTGTGCATAAGTTGAGGTTGGGGCCATTCTTTCAATGATCCGCTTTTCCTCGTCAGTTAGTGATCCACGTTTATAATTCGGTTTTGACATTGTTAGCTTTCACTATTGTCTTAATTACATCTAGCAATTTTGTTTTGTCATGATATGGAAGATCAACACCTTCCATGTACTTTAGATAGTTTAATCTAAGGTTGGGCGGTATCTTTTTATCTACAATTTCGGCAACATAGTTATATGATTCAATCGCATCAAGTTCAGGATTAGCTATTTGCACAGAACATCTTTCATTTAGTTCCCCAGCATTCAAAAGTTTTGCCCGCTTTTCTGCCTTTTGTATCTTGGGATTAACGTGCTTATTTCGTTTTAGAGTTAACAGTCTTCTTCGGCAATAATGGAAAAAGAATGAAAACTCATCACCCTTTGTACTGTCGTACTCAGTCTGGGCGGCAAACACTAATAAAAAGATTTCCTGTTTAATGTCATCCTCATCATATATTCCGAACGTCGAGTGTTTTCCCAGAATCTGAGATATTCTGTCTATGTAGCTCAATAATCTCTCTTGCATTGGTTGGATCCTTTTTTTCTAAGTCATCTGTGGCATCCTTCTTAGCCGAATCAGATGCTGCAACTGTAACTATTACTTCGCGGATTTTTGTCATGATTTTTCTTTTTTTTATTGATTTTAGAGAAGTCTATATAGAGACTTCTCATTTTTTAACATAATTCCGATAAATTTATTATATTTTTAGGAGAATAGACATGGAAATAAGCGCTTGGGGTGAAACAAAAACTGTAATGGACTTTCTTAACGACACTAGGATAGAACCATCTTTAACACGTGATGTTATTGTAAAAAGAATTAAACGGGGTGAACGCCCTGAGATTGCATTGACTAAAGGGGTGTGTGATGAAGCAAAAGCTGGAGATACTAAGAAACGCCGTGAAGCTCGTGAACAAAAAATGGAGCAAAGGGCCCGTATGTTCCTACTGGCACAAGAAGTTAGGAAAAAGTACGAATTAGGACTAGAGAGTGCAGAGATCATGAATAGATATGATATTTCTAAATCTCAGTTTGAGAAATTTATTAGTGGAAATGAATATTACAATATCTGGTGGCGTGGTGATAATGTTCCCGATAAGTTCAAAGATATA